CCTGCCAACCGACACAATTGATCTTCTGGAGCATGTGATCCGCACCGGGGCCAACGTGGCTGCGACTCAGGCAGACCTGACCATCACTCGGATCAGCGTCTCAACCTATGCCACTCTGCCCAACAAGCTCCAGCAGGCCCGCCCAATCCAAGTCTGGGTTCAGCGGTACAACGGCCAGCAGAGCCCAACCGGCTTGTCCATCAGCCAAGTGGGTGGAATCAACGCCACCGTCACTGAGATCACCCTCAACTCTGTGGTTGGCCTGCCTGCCACCGGGTTCATTAAGATTGACTCTGAGATCATCAACTATGGGTACATCTCAGGGAATACCCTATACAACTGCTTTAGGGGTCAGGCCGATACCACGGCGGCATCTCACAACAACGGGTCAACGGTCTACTGGCAGCAGCTTCCGGCTATCACGGTCTGGCCGACACCGGACAACGCTCAGCAGTACCAGTTTGTGTACTGGCGGCTGCGCCGTACGCAGGATGCCGGTGGCGGTGTGAACATCATGGATGTGCCGTTCAGGTTCATCCCCTGCATGGCGGCGGGTCTGTCCTATTACATCGCCGGGAAGATTCCCGGGGGGATGGAGCGTCTGGCCATCCTGAAAGCTCAATACGACGAGGCGTGGCAGTTGGCCGCTGATGAGGATCGTGAGAAGGCGGCAATCCGGTTTGTGCCGCGCCAGCAGTTCATCGGGAGCACTTACTAATGGGCAATAGGTTTGCCAGTGGTAAGTATGCGATTGCCCAGTGTGATCGCTGTGATCAGCGCTTCAAGCTCAAAATGCTCAAGCGCGAGGTCATCAAGACCAAGAACTATGAGTTGTTGGTGTGCCCGGAATGCTGGGACCCAGACCAGCCACAGTTGCAGTTGGGTATGTACCCGGTGGATGACCCACAGGGTTTGCGGAACCCTCGCCCTGACCGCAGCTACAGGCTTTCAGGCACCAGTGGGTTGCAGATTGAAACGGGTTCTGGGCCGTTGGGTACTGGATCGGTAGAAGCTGGTAGTCGTATATTCCAGTGGGGCTGGAATCCCGTTGGAGGTTCTTCGTTTTTTACCGCCGCTGAAACGCCAAATAATTTGGTTCTGGCGGTGAATTTGGGCACAATTACGGTTGCAACGACATAAGGAGTCGATCATGATGGACGCAAAGAAGGCTGTGCATAAACACGAGAAAGCCATGCACCCCGGTAAACCTCTGACCAAGATGAAGGCTGGTGGCAAGACCAACGCCGACATGCTCAAGTACGGGCGTAACATGGCCAAGGTCATGAACCAGCGTAGCCCTGGCCGCAAGGGAGGCTGATATGAACACCGACGACTTCAAGTATTTTCCGGCGGAGACAAAAGACCCGATTGGAAAATACATCCAGCCCAAGGTCTATCCATCTGTCGTGGTGGGTGAAGAGCCCGCCAAAGAGACCATGCGCAAGGCCAATGTGTCTGTGGCTAACACCCGCAGCCAAGACTATGAGCCGACCAAAACCAGCGGCACGATGATGCGTGGCGGCGGCGCGGCAACCAAAGGTAAAGTGTCTCGGGGTCCAATGGCTTAATATGACGTACGACGAACTTGTCACTGCTGTAACGAACTACACGGAGAACAATGTCCCGAACGTGGACATGAACACGTTCATCCGTCAGGCCGAGCAGCGCATCTACAACACGGTCCAGTTTCCGTCGTTGCGGAAGAACGTGACAGGCTTCACTTCGATCAACAACAAGTACCTGTCGTGCCCGACCGACTTTCTTGCGGCCTATTCAATGGCTGTCATTGATGCCACCGGGTCGTACGAGTACTTGTTGAACAAAGATGTGAACTTCATCCGTCAGGCGTACCCAAGCCCCAACGACACTGCCATCCCCAAATATTACGCGCTGTTTGGTCCGACCACGACATCTGGGGCAAACCCACAGATTACCAACGAGTTGAGCTTTATCCTTGGGCCGACACCCGACAGCGCGTACTCGGTTGAGTTGCACTATTACTACTACCCGGTGTCCATCATCCGTGGCCAGCTTAATGGTATTGGCACCATCACGGGTGGAACTGGATACGTCAATGGTACGTACTACGATGTGCCGCTGACGGGCGGTACAGGTGAGGGCGCAAAGGCCACGATTGTGGTCGCTGGGGGTTCTGTGTTCTCGGTCACCATTTCTGAGTACGGCAGCAAGTATGTGGTTGGCAACACCATGTCTGCGGCGGCATCTTCTATTGGTGGTACGGGATCGGGCTTCTCTGCCCCGGTGCTGTCCGTGCTCAACGCTGAGGGCACTTCTTGGCTGGGCGACAACTTTGACAGCGTGTTGCTCTACGGCACTCTGGTTGAGGCTTACACCTACATGAAGGGTGAGGCCGACATGATGGCCTTGTACGACGGTAAGTACAAAGAAGCCCTGGCTCTGGCTAAACGTCTGGGTGATGGACTTGAGAGATCGGACAGTTATAGGTCCGGCCAGTACAGGTTGTCGCCGCTCCCCCAAAACAACGGTGTAGCATGATGCCCAGGCACACACGACAGGAAGCCAAAGCCCTGGACTTGCCAACGTGCTACGGCAGTGTTTGTAAAAAACATCCGCAGCTTGAAGGTCTTCGCAGGGTGTCTGGTGCTTGCGCGGAGTGTGCCAAAGAAATACTGCGCCGTAGCCGACGTTCAAATCCAGAGCGCACCAAGGCTCAGGCGCGTAAAGACGCAGAAAAGGCGCGCCAGAAGCCAGAGTTAATTGCAAAAAAACGTGCATCCGACGCGGAGTACAGAAAAAACAACCGAGAAAAGTTTCTTGCTGGCATCGCTGCTTGGAGCAAAAAGAATCCTGAAAAAGTAAAACAATACGCAAAAAAGACTAAAGAAAAAAACAGGGGTAGGGTCAATTCGGATACCGTTGCGCGTAGGCTGGCAAAAATTCGCCGTACACCCGCTTGGCTTACGGAAGACGACAAATGGTTGCTGAAAGAGGCGTACAATTTGGCCGTGTTGCGCACCAAAATGTTTGGGTTTCCGTGGCATGTAGACCACATCATCCCGCTACAAGGTGAGATGGTCTCTGGCTTGCACGTGCCAAACAATATTCAAGTGATACCTTGGATAGACAATGTGCGCAAAGCAAACAGTTTTGAGGTGATCTGAGTGGCCTTTACCGGTAACTACTCCTGCAACACGCTGCGGTCGGGTCTGGCCAACGGCACGATCAACTTCGCCTCGGACACGTTCTATCTGGCGCTGTACACCAACTCAGCCACGCTGGACCAGACCACCACCGAGTACACCTCGACTGGTGAAGCCTCTGGTGGCAATTACGTTGCTGGTGGAGAGATTGTCACGGCCACAGTCTCAAGCCAAGACACCGCAAGCGGCAGTACTACGTACATCAACTTTTCGTCTCCAGCGTGGACGGGAGCAATCACGGCCCGTGGTGCCTTGATCTACACGCCGGGGGCCAACGGCGCTGTGTGCGTGCTGGACTTTGGGTCTGACAAAACATCGACCACCACTTTCACCGTGCAGATGCCCGCCAACACCAGCACATCTGCTTTAATCCGCCTCATTTAAGGAGCAACCATGTTCAACGAAAAACTTAAAGCCGGTGGCGTGTTCACCGTTCAGTGCTTTGACAAGGATGGGAATTTGAAGTGGGCCGAGGAAAACCACAACCTTGTGGTCAACGAGGGCCTGCAAGACATGAACACCAAGTACTTTTCTGGCTCTGGTTACACAGCCGTTTGGTACATTGGCCTGTACGGCTCTGGCGCTACCAACAGCCCTGCTGCCGGTGACACGATGGCGTCCCATATTGGTTGGACTGAAGTGACAGCCTACAGCCAAGCCACTCGTCCGGCTGTGACGTTTGGCACCGCCACCACGGCGGACCCGTCGGTAATCACCAACTCGGCTTCTCCCGCCACTTTCAGCATCAACGGCACCACAACCGTTGGCGGCGCGTTTCTGACTAGCAACAATACCAAGGGCGGCACCACTGGCATTTTGTTCTCGGCCTCTGATTTCCAGTCGCCTGGGGATCGCTCGGTGGTCAACGGCGATACGCTGACCGTCACATACACTTTCAGCCTCGATGCCGCATAAGGAGAGCACATGGCCACCGCATTCAAGAAGGGTGATGTTGTAAAGCTCACCAACGTCATGCCGCAAGGCCCAGTGTTGGCACTGCGAATGGACGACAGCGGCGTGATCCAGTATCTCGTCGAGTGGACGGACACAAACGGTGTGACTCAGCAACGCTGGTTTGATGAAGACCAACTGACGGGGGCTTGACATGCCCTTCGTCCTTGCGGATCGAGTCCGTGAGACTACAACAACGACCGGCACCGTATCGGTGACACTGGCGGGGGCAGTCACGGGTTTTCAGACCTTTGCTGCCATCGGCAACGCCAACACCACGTACTACACCATCGCGGGCCAGGGCACCTCTGAGTGGGAGGTGGGGATAGGCACATACACAGCCTCGGGCACAACGTTGTCTCGGGACACGGTGCTTGCCTCCAGCGCCTCTGGGGCGAAGGTCAACTTCTCATCTGGTACCAAGGATGTGTTTTGTGACTACCCCGCAGGAAGGGCCGTCATCGGCGGCATGGGGTATATCGAGAACGAAGCCGTCATAACGCAGTCCTCAACGGTCAATGATGGACACAATGCCATCAGCGGCGGGCCGGTCACGATTGCAAGTGGTGTGACGGTGACGGTGCCTTCCGGTTCAAACTGGACGGTTGTCTGATGTTTGGCTTCCATGCGTTCTCAACAACAGCGATTTCCGCGCTGGCGGGGAACGTATTTGCCGCTGTAGTCATTGAGTCCGCTACCGGGACTGACGCCGTCTCAGCGGCTTTAACTTTACCTGCTTCCGTTTCCGAGTCCGCGACTGGTAATGACACCGTAGTTGGCGGCGTTACATTTTTGTCGTCTGTCTCTGAGACCGCGACTGGGTCAGATTCTCAAGCTGCCAGCGCCTCGTTTCTTGCAGCGGTTTCTGAGTCTGCGGTAGGCACGGATACGGTCTCTGCGGCAGCAACTTTTCTTGTTTCTCTTGATGAGACCGCAACCGGCACAGACATCGTTTCGTCTGTTCCCATCTACTCGACCAGCATTTCTGAGAGCGCGACAGGCACTGACGCTGTAGTTGCGGGTGCAGTTTTGACCTCGTCAATTGACGAGACCGCTCAAGGTGCGGACTTCGCGTTCACCCAACATGCCCTGTTCGGGGTAGTGGATGAGGGTGCGTCTGGTACGGACACAGTGGCAAGTGCGGCCACGTTCCCAGCAAGCGTCACGGAAACTG